CCAGGTGCAATTTCTTTAAACAATCTAAATAATTTGCTATCACTTGCTTTTCTTCTAGCTACAGCACCAACACCTAGGAAATCTCCCATATCAGAAAAATCAATTCTTCCTCCGTCATCTACAAGTTTGTTATTTCTATTTATATATTTACCTATTTTTTTAGATGCACCACCTTTAAATGTATATGAATATGGGTCTAAACGTTTTGAAATATTACCTGCTCTTACTTCTTTTGCTATAAGGTCTCCAATTTCATCTGCACTTCCTGCAGTTAATATATCGTCAATCATATCAACAGATACATCAGGCATTAATCTTCTTATGTCTTCGTGATTTAATCCACCTTTTTGAATATTGTCATGTAAAAAATTATAAATCTTTTTACCTGTATCTATATGCCACTCTTCAAATATTGTTTTATTTAATGAAGGTCTTACCCAACTAGAAAGACCTGCTGCTTTTTTGCCAGTAAATATTTCTTTACCATCCATATGTGTTATTAAACCTTTACCCATAGATTCATAAACACTTTCATTTAAACCTTTTTCATAAGACATTAATGCTGCTTCTTTTTTCATAGTTGAATCAAGCGTTGCAATATCTACATCTATTTTATCTATTCTGTCTGTATAATCATTTACTCTTTTTAAATCATTGCCTTTAGGGTCATAACTTGTTCTTAATAATATTTCATCTTTTTGTTTTTTTAAATCTATTTTTTCTTTATATAATGCTCTAACTTCTTTATCATTACCAAATGTTCTTGCAGTTTTAACTCTTTTGCCATAAAGTTTTTGTGTTGCTTTAGTTCCTAAACCTCTATAATTTAAAATATGTTCTGCTTCATGAGCTAATATAAAATCTAATACTTCATCAGCACTTTTAAATTTCATACCATTTTCCATCATTCCAGGACCATTTGTAACAAAATCTCCTACTTCATAATTCTTAGACCATTCTGTCATCCACTTACCACCTGGGTCATCTATTTTATATTTTGCATCTCCAACTGATTGTAAATATTTGCTTCCATCTTTAGCTTTTTTAACTTCAAATATTCTTTTGGTTTGTAATATTTCCTTATCTATAAATATTTGATGTCTACTTCCATACCTATTGTTAGCTAAAGTAGTTTTTTGTAATCCAAGACCAAAAGGTCTATATTTTAAATCTGAAACATCTTTTACTTTTCCATCTATTAAAACATCTGCAGGTACTGCTACTCCTCCTTTATCAGCTTTAATATTCTGTGTTACTACTTTTCCATTTTTATTTCTAGCCCATATATTTTTATTACCTGTATTTCCACCTTTACGAGATAGTTCTCTTACTTCATCCCATGTATAAATCTTTTGATGGTCTATTATTTCACTACCAACATCAGCATGTCTTATAACAACATTTCCATTAGCATCTTTAATTTTAACTTTTTGAAATACATCAGCTTCTAATATTCTTCTAGCTTTAGCCATGCCTGCACCTTGTTCAGCAAGTTCTGCTACTTTAAATTTTCTACCTTTGCTTGTCATTCTTACAGCCCAACCTCCTACTAAATTGGCAGGGTCAAGACCTAATGTAACTACACCATCAATAAGACCTGATAAAAATTTATATCTATCTGTGCCTGGCTCTGCTAAATTCATAGCAGTTACTCTACCTGGACTAATAGTTACGCCTTTATATAGGTTTCCTTCAACAGCTTCTCTCTCTATTGCTGTAATAGGCGCACCTAATTGTTGTTGTATAACATTTTCTATTTGAGCTAATTGTTCAGGGTCTTGAATCTGTGCAGCAATTTCTTTATAGATTTCTGTATCTTTAGCTAATGTAGAATTACCAAAATAACCTTCTCCTAAATTTACTCTTTCACCTTTAGCTAATTGTCTTATTGCACGTCCTGCTTGTGTAGGACCAAGTTTTTTTAAATTATCTCTATACTCGTCTCCTAATCCCATTGCACTAAACATTAATTCATCGCCTTGTCCTGCACCTATAATGCTTCCAAACATTGCACCCCATGCGTGTATGGGTGATTTACCTGCATCTATTAATGTTCTAGCTCCTGCTTGAAAAGGTCTTTTAACTAAATATTCTGCTAAAGAATCCATTCCAACAAAAGCTGAACGTACGAGTCCTCTACCTACTGCTCTTACTTTAGGAGCAAACTTTTTTTGATTTTCACTTTCAATTTCTAATTGTCTATTTATAAGTGCAGCTATTTCAGGATTATCTGATTTAAATCCCATAAGTGCGCCACCAATTAATATATCTCTAGGTAGTATATTTCCGTGTTTATTTGTTAAGTCTTCTAAATTTTCACCTATTTCAGGTTTTTCTTCAATGACTTTTCTTACAGCTTTGAATTGAGATTCTCTAGTTTTTCTAAGATTATAATTATTTAATTCTTGGTCTATTGGGTCGTAACCAAATATTGCCATGCTACCTCATCAATGCCGTTGCTTCTTCACTACCTCCCAGTAAATCGTTTATACTTGCTAGTATAGCATTAGTCCTGTCAATACTCTCGGGTTTATCAACCTCATATCCTTCTACTGGTGGCAATTCATCTAATGGATTTATAAACGTTTTATCTGTAGTTTTAAATGCATTGCCTGCATTAGGAGAAATTGTAGTTGCATCCATCATGCCATCTGTTGATATTAAATCATCTGTTCCTTCAAGTGGAACTTCTCTTAACATTCTTTCTCTATCTGCTGAACCTTCACCTCTTTGCATGTCTATGCCAAAAGCACCTTTAGGACCTCTACTCATTTATATCTTCCTCAATCCATATCATTTGTAACCTTCCATATCCAGGAACATACATAATTGTTAAACCATCCATGTTTTCCCATTCTTCTTGTTGTTCTTTTTCTTTATTTAAATTATCATTAAGATACAATTCTGCAACATCCATTCTGTTTATATCCCATTCTTCTGACGTCACCATTTCATGAAATTGTAAATTGTATTCATTAAAATCAGGTATTGACATTATCCACCTCCTGGTGTTGGTAATGCACCTTGATTAATCATACCTAAAATATCTGCAGGGTTAGGCGGTTGTCCACCTTGTTGAGGAGGAGGTCCACCAGGACCACCTGGTCCACCCATTTGTGTTAATGCCATTTCCTGTGGATTCATTTGAGGTTCTTCTACTGTAAAAAATTTCTTTAATATAGTTGCCATTTTTCCTGGACTTGCATAAATGTCTACTAATGCCATAGATGCTTTTGCATCACCTTGACTTGCTTGAGCTAATAAAGAATCAAACATTACATCTTCTGCTTTTTCTTTTGTAATCTTTTCATTTATAGATACTAAATCTTCAAGACCATCCATTTCGCGTTGCATAGTTTCTTTATCAATAATACCTGCTTGTAATAATTGTAAACCTGTAATAACTTTACTTGCTTCATCAAATGTAGCCATAGCTCCATACTTACGTCTTGTTGTATAGTTGCCACCTATATCTGTTGCAGGTGTATAGTTTTCTGAAAATGCAGAACCTTTAATTGTTCCAACTAATGGTTTTCTTTTATTTAAAGCTAACTCATCTAATTCTAATCTTTTAGAATCTATATCTTGCAAAGCATGTTGTAATACTGTGTGATATTCATTTACCATTGCACCAATGCCTTGATTTAATTCTTCTAGTCCTCTACCAGTTACAAAGCTGTTAGGAGATATTGCATCGTCAGTTACAGGGTAACCTGCTACAGTTCTTAAATGTCTTTCAATTCTTGATACAGATTCAAATAATTGATAAGGTAAATTGTTTACAGGTTTAATTACCTGTGAACCTGGTGTTAAATAATTAATAGCATTTCTACCTTTTCTATATTGACCTGACTCAATTTCACCAACTACATTGGTTTCTGTAAATACAGCGTCTTCCATAGCAATAACTGACATAATGTTAATTTTTGCCATTGCGCCCATTAATCCAATGACTTGGTCAAACTGTCCTTGTATTTGGTCAAATGCATATCTTTTAGCACAAACAAATGATGGTCCTGATTTAAGTGGATTAGGTACAAAATCAACAACTGTTTTAGAATCTACATGTGTAACGTATGTTCCTTCTTCATTAATGTATTCAACAATAATATCACCTAAATCTCCTGAATTATCCCATGAACCTGCACCTCCATCTGTGTACAAGCCATGTCTAAAAAATTCACTTTCTTCTGTACCTTTATCTTTTTTATTAAAAAATGATTTAAGTTCAGGATACATTTTAATTAAATCAGGTATTGGAACTTTTCTAATATTTACAAGTTCATCAGCCATTTGACTGTTTCCATTGTATCCAGGGAAAGTAGAGTAAGGGTCACGTAATTCAGCACATGGATATAGATTACCTTCTGTATCAGACTTAGATGTTATAACCCAAACTACAAAACCATAACCTGGCAACCATCTTGCTATTTGTGGCATTTGTAATTCTAATTTTTGATATTGGTCGTATGATGTAACAATTCTTTCTAGTTTATCTTTTTTGTTTTTATTTCTTTCACTATCTCTTGGATTAGTAATATGAACATCTAAAGCAGGAACACGTCCTATTTTTTGTGCAAGTCTATCTAAAGCTGATACTAATAAGTTAGGAGCAGGTAAATTTTCTGATTCTTGATTACCTGACATGTTTCCTAATAAAGCTGCTATTCCTTCAGCTCCACCATTCATAATAGCTCTAAATCTTGCTCTATCAGGCAATGCTTCGTCATGCATTTTCTTTAGGAATAATGCCCTATCTATAATTTCATTTGTTAGCAATTTAACTCCATGGTGCTTCGTTCCATTCTACTACATCAAAGTCCTTGTAGCTAGGAATGTAATCAATTCCTATCTCTGCGTATTGAGCTTTTTGTAGTTTTCTAAATACTTTCATAGGAAACCAACTTGCCATTACTATGTCAGATTTATATTTGTTAGAACCTGACATTGCAAAATACATAAGTTGTTTTCTATACATCTCTGTTTTTACTTGAGATTCTGTGTTTCCATAAGGCAACCTAATAAGTTTATCATTAAACATTGGTGCAAGTGAAGAAACACCAAAATGACTATCCCATTTATTTTTATAAGTTTCATGCCCTTCTATCTGTACACCTGTTTTATTAGCAAATTCTTTTATTCTTGGGTCTTGTCTAATAGCTTTTTGAAAATTGTTTTCTTCAATAACCCAATGATATAAGTCATACTTTTGATGCCATTCTTTAATAACTCTTAGAGCTTCATCAATACCACCACCTTGTTGGTTTTCTACATCTACCATTTGTAACAAGGCATCTCCACCATCATCAAGTATTGCCCATAAAAATGCAGCCTGATAACCTGTAGCAGCAGGGTCTAGTCCTGCAACTAAATAACTATTCTTTGGTATGTTTCCAATATTAATTGAGCGGTCCATACAATTAGTAATTGACTCTACATCAAAAATATTTGCACCTGCTTCACCAGGTCTATTCATATAGACCATCTCAAATCTTTGTTGTCCACCAGTAGTCATAGCATCTCTTTTACGTGATATCAACCATTTGTAACTTCTAAACCCTGTCCACAACATACAATCAACATGTTCTTCTTCATTTAATTCAGGTATTTCACATGAAGAGTCATGAGCTTCTTCTACTATAGTTTCCCATGCTTCTGAATCTAATAATGATGAATATAAATCTTCAGGATGCTGTCTTGAACCAATAACAATAATAGCTGTATGTTCTTCTTTTCTTGAAGCTAATGTTGTAGTCCACCACATTTTTGTATTTCTTCTTGCACTAGGTTGTGCAGTAGTAGCGTGGTCTTCAATGTCATCTGCAATAATTATGTCACAGTCTCTTGATAAAATCTTACCACCCTTGCCTATACCTATCATTGTAGGAGATTTAATACCATGAACTGTTCTTGTTGATACTGTAAATCCATTTTGTGACCAAGACTTTCCTGTTCTAGTTCTAGGTTTAAAAGAACCCATAGGTCCACAAAAATCTTCTTTTAATCTATCGTTAGATTCTAAAGTATCAATTACAGAAGACACAGAGTTTTTTGCAATATCTTCGTTGCCACCTACCCACATAATTCTTACATTAGGATTTCTACATATCTGCCATATAGCAAAATGTATTAACAATTCTGTTTTGCCATGTCTAGGTGGAGATAATATCATTTGTTGTCCACCTTCTTCTATTGCTTTATTAATTGATTTAATCCAATTATCATGAAAATCTGCAGTTTCAAAAGGAACACCACGTTCTGTTAAAAAATATCTATCTCTAAATTCTTTAAAACTATCTAATGATTGTATAGCTGCTTCAGGTACATCCCAATCTGTTTGTGCTTTCTCTACTTCTAAATCTTCTTGGTAAGCTGCAAGAAACCTTGAAACTTGTGCTTTAGATACTTTTAATATTTTTGCAGCATCTTCTCTATTTAATTCTTCATTTAATATTTCTTGAGGCATATTGTCTTTAACAAAATATTCGTAGGTTTCACCACGTCTAGCAGAAGCTCTACCATCTTTAGCAGTACTTTTTTTCTTTGGTTCGTTTGCTTTTAAATTTGATTTTTTTTCAGGGAGTATATATACTTCACCATTTTTTTTAGCTCGCCATTTTCTTTTATCTATAAGTTGTCTGCATTTGTCAGAACAAAATTTTCTTTGACCTTTAGGTAATGTATTAGAACATTCAGGTACAGCACAAACTACATTTACCATTTAACTTTGTTAGCCCAGTACGCTGCAGACATTTTACCTTTTTTAATATTCTTAGCATGCCTAGCCTTAAAGGACCTAGCACGTGCTGTATTACCTTTGTCTCCAGTTTTACCTTGCTGACCAAATCTAATTAATTTCATATTGTGACCAGTTTGGGCTAAAACAACATGTGACTTAGTTTTATGTTTAGGTGTTCTCTTAGGTTTGTTAACACCCTTTAAACCATGCTTTTGTAACAAGGCTTTTTTTCTAGCTTCATGTGCCATTACTTCCACCCTCTCTTCATAGCTCTGTAAGCCTTTGGACTTATAGTACTATTTTTTTTAGACCTAGAAATTCCTTTTTTCTTGCGTCTATTAATATTTCCTACTAAACTATTTTTTTTCTTTTTTGCCATAATTTATCCTACCATTTTATTTTAGTCCAAGCGTAATTCCAGGCTATTAAACCAATAAACAATAGAATTAACAATTCCATCATTCTTCTTCTTGTTTAATACTATTAGCTAATTCAACCATTAATGTCATATTGTCGTTGTAATCAGAAACAAATTTTTCTATTAAAGCATCTATTTTAGAAGTATTATGTTTCTTATTAGTTATTTCAGAACCACATGCTTCTACTAAATCTATAGCCCAAGACTTTAAACTTCTTGGTGTTAAAAATATATTTGGTTGTTTCTTAATTTTCTTTGGCACTAATAACCTTTCTTAGATACGCGTTTAGAACTGTATCTTTTTTTCTTGCCTTTTTTACTCATTGGCATTTTTTTTCACTCTCCTTATTATACGTACATTATATTTTAGGCAATGCAAATTTTCGCAGCGCCTGTGCTTTCGATATTCAGCTAATTCTTTATTACAAGAATTGCATAATCTTCTCATTATGATATTATAACATCTCTAATGCAGGAACAAGATATAAACAAAATTGGTCGTCAAGTTGCTATTAGATTAGATTATCTAATGGCAGAAGTTGATTTTGACTACAACAGACATCAACCGTGTTTAGTCTGTAATGAAAAATACAAACATCATGAAGATGGTTTACCTTGTTTGTCTGACGATAAACGAAAAAATATTATTCGTAGTTCTCGTTGGCATGGACCTAAGATTAAAGGTTCTTAACAACAATTTCATTTTTACAATTTGCACTACCATATTTGTTATTACAAATCTGCACAAATGAACCATCTTTATATTTTTTAATATAACATTTAGACACCTGCCACCACCTTATCTACTAACTCCATACTTACATTAAGTTCTTTTACTACGCTCGTTGCCAACATGTCCTCTATAGGTACGAGCATAGAGCGTGAAAAAAATTTTTTATTTTCTGTCTCTACTATTTTGTATTTGTTGTCGTAGGTCCAATCTATAATGTATGGGTTTAATTCAGTAGGGTTCCAAAACAATACTCTGTTAGTTGGGTATATCCAGTAAAAAAGAAAGTCAGGAAAAGTTTTCCTCT